TGCCAAAGTGCTGATGGCTCTGGGGTTTTCGGTGGTCTCCGTGGTTGGCCTGAATACCGTTTTGGATCAGTTGAAGGCGCTTTTTGTTTCTCAGATGATGACGGTTTCAGCTGCGGGTCTCCAGCTGGCCCTGCTCTCTGGTGTGGGTACTGCGGCCGGAATTATCTTTGGGGCCGTTGCCACTCGCATGGCTCTTTGGCAGATTCAGAATGCAACTAAGGTTCTCGGGGTGGGTAAGTAATGCTCACCCTTGTCACTGGTACGCCCGGTGCTGGCAAGTCTCTCTATACCGTCTGGGAAATTGCCAGGAAGGTTCCCGGTTCAACCGTTGAAAGTGACCGAGAGTCTGTTCCTCGCCGTTTGTTTTCCAATATCAAGGATTTGCTGCTAGATCACCAGCACATCACCGGCGACGATTTGAACCGTTGGCATGAGTGGGTAAAGCCCGGCGACGTCATTGTCTTTGATGAGGTGCAGGAGGTTTGGCGGCCTCGGGGAGTTGGTTCAAAGGTTCCCGAGTGCATTGCCAAGCTTGAGACGCATCGGCATATGGGGGTTGACATCGTTCTGATTACGCAGCATCCAATGCTTGTTGATCCGAATATTCGTCGGCTTGTAAATCAGCATTTGCACTTGAGGCGCATAACCAAAACCGTGGCTATGGTCTATGAGTGGGACCATTGCGAAAATCCGGGGAATACCAGGGCAACAATCGGACACAAGGTTTGGATGCATCCAAAGGCTGCGTATAAACTTTACAAGTCTGCCCAGCTTCACACAAAACCCACTGCCAGAGTGCCTGCTATTGCGTGGGTCGGCCTGCTTGCTCTGTGCGGTCTCGCTTATGCCGGCCCAATGGCTTATGGTCGAATCTCAGGCGCTTTAGGGAAAAAAAATGAAGTTCAAACCGTCGCGGCTGCCGACCCTTCCGCAAAGTCTCGCGCGGGTCTTACGACCTCTACAGTTCAAACCTCTGGCCCCCCTCCGGGTTACGTCCCCCCGGAAATTAAACCTTCTGTCGTCCCTGTGGCGGCGTCTGAGGCGTTTTCCGGCTGCGTAGCGTCTCCGGTGGGGTGTGGGTGTTTTAACGTCTCTGGGGCCCGTTTGGAACGTCCAGAGTCGTTCTGTCGGGAACATGTGGGGGCGGATCGTCCTCCTGCTTTGACGTTTCCAGATACACCGGTGGCAATGCCTCCAAGTCAGTCGGAGCTTGATTCTGTCCGCTTTGCCTTTCTGAAAAACAACCGGGCCCCGTGAAAGCCCGAATAGGGCTGGCCCTTTAGGGTCATGGGTGGGGTATGGGGCGACGCCCCATGTCAACGCCACGAACAGAATGCGACCCCCTCCGGGGCGACAAGCGGGGGATGGGCGGCGGCGAAGCCGACGCACAGCCGCCGCTTAGTCTTGAAGATAGGACAACTTACGAACATTGCTTGTTTGATGGTGCATTAGGTCTACAATTCACCAACCCAAAAAAATGGGCCTGAACCTCGCCAAAGGTTCAGACCCCATGACAGTCTCTAACTAGGACCACTGCCATATGCTCGAATTATCGCCCCTTTCCGTCATTGGTGACAATTCCTACCTGTCGGGCCTCGTTGCTGACTGGTCGGAGATTGATTCGTTCGTAGATTCCCCTGAGTATTTCGCCCTGCCCGGCCCGGTCCGCTATGCGGTCATTGAGGCGCGCTACAAAAAAGCCTTGGACATTCGCCGGGCCTTTGACCACGGTACGGAGTTGGTTGGGTTGTTCCAGTGAGCGCCGCCCCCTCGGTTGTCTCGGTAGTCGGCCAAGCTGACAACCCATATTCGGGGCGAATCTGGCTCCGTGAATTTCCCCATGGAGACTATGAGGTTCTATACAAATCCCATGGCAAGGGCCCAAGCGAATGCGAAAGAATCAACGCATGGTTGCAAGATTCGGGCAGTGACAATCGGGTCTCTCCTTCCAGCTTCGGTCTATCAATCCGAGTTGCTGAAGTGGATTCAGATCGCGCTCCAGAATCCCCAGAAACCACTGCCGAACGGGTCGCGCGTCGGGCAAAACAGAAAGTTCGTTGGAACCTCAAATGCATAGGGGCTGACCGGCTGCTGACTCTCACGTTTCGGGAGAATCTCACAGACTATGCCAGGGCAGAGCAGCACCTTACAAAATTCCTTGCCTTGTGTCGTCGTGAGTGGGGCGCGTCTTTCAAGTTTTGCGCAGTTCCCGAGCCTCAAAAGCGGGGCGCTTGGCACTTTCATCTGGCTTTACGTGGGTTCTGGAACATTGATAAGCTCCGCGGCTTCTGGTGGCGCGCTTTGGGTGTCAAGGTTGCATTTTCAGACGAAGGCAAGCCGGTCATGCTCTCTGAGTCTGTCACGCCGGGAAATGTCGATATCACCTCCCCCCGTGTTCGTGGTCAAGTCCGGCGCTCTTGGGCCGTTGACCGTCTTGCCTCGTATCTTGCCAAGTATGTCGGCAAAGTCATCGGGGAAAATGACCTAGGCGGTAAACCCTCATACCGTTGCACGCGTGGCCTGAAGCCTGACCTTCAGCGATTTCTTGTTAAAGCTCTAACTTTTGCTGACGTGCTTTCGGTCTTTTTGCCTTTGGCGTCCCCGAATCCTCTCGATTCTCCGTTTCTGTTTCAAGCTCCAGACCGGTCGGTTCTGTGGGCTGCGGGCCGAATAGGGAAAACACAGCCTGCGTGATCAGTTCCCCCATCGTCACCCCTTGCAGGGCGGCAATGCTCTTTATCTGTCTCCCGAGTGCTGGTCGAATTTTGATTACTGTCCAACTTGATTTTGTGGTCACTTTTATCACCTTTGAAACCTGTGTTATAAATTGCACCTCCACAACTTAAATGCAGTGATGCACCGAAATTATGAACGTAGCAAAGTTAAATGTGTTGGTGACTAACCCGGTTTCTAAGATAAGCAAGGCTGGAAAGCCCTATTCTTTTCTGACGATTCAAGGGCTGGCGACGATGGATGATGGCAATCAGGCCATGTTCAAATACGACATCTGGCCTGAGAAAGACAAGCCTTTGCCTATCGTTCCCCTCGGTGATTGCATCCCTGTCTACGGCTGCCGGGTGCATTGGGAAACTGCAAACCTTGAACCCGCATTCGTCGCGTTCAAACCAATCTCCGCGAAGTAGCACAAAGCCTCCTGAAAGCCTCTCACCGTTGTGAAACGTCGGGGTCTTTCGGGGTCGTTTTGGCCTACCGTTATCCCTGCGTTTTCAGGGGTGGAGTGTTTCCATGCGTTTTCTGAAACTTGGCGGCGTGTCCGCTTTGGTGGCTGGTGCTGTTTCTTCTGCTCACGCTGAGCTGCCCACTGCCGTGACCGGTGCCATTACTTCGGCCCAGACCGATATGCTGGCTCTGTTTTCCGCGCTGACCGTGGCCGGTGCCGCCATCTGGGTGGCTCGCTTGATCTACAAGCGTTTCTCGGTCAAGTAAGGTTCGGTGGGAAATGGGTTCGCTTTACAAGGGGACCTGTTTCCCCACTGCGTTACAAGCTGCGCAATCTGCATGTTCTGATTCTTCCTCGATCCAGTCTGACGCTGATGGCATGTATCACACGGGCTGCGCCACTGTTGATCCTGATGATGTTGTTGAAGCTTCTCCGTCTGCGCCTGGACAACTTTACTTCTCTGTTTCTTCGACTGCCACGCGTTATTCCGGTGGTGCCGTTTCTACTAACCAGCAAGAATTTACCTCGGCTCCTTACTGCACCTTTGACGGTGGGGTCTCTATGACCGCTGATTACTTCGGTGCCGTTCTTGCTCTCTCCGTTACTGTCTTGGTGGCGGCCAAGCTAAAAAACTACTTTTGGCGCAATCATGAAAGCATTTGATGACCTTCGACGCGTATTCACTCGTTCAAAATTTGTGGCTCTTTGCGGGGCTTTCTTTTTCTCTCTGGCTTGCGCTCCGGTAGGTGCTGTCCAGATTCCAGATCGCGTTACTGGTGCTTTTGATGCCATGCTGACAAGGCAGGCCGGGCAGAATCTTTGGGAGCTATCGCTCGGTGGTGGCGTGGGTACTCTGGCAACTGCAGGTGATGTGGCCGCGATTTCCACTGATGGTGGTTTGCCTTCGGTCACTCGTACCGCTCAGGTTTTAAACCCGGCAGGTGTCAAGGTCCCTATGTCCGTTGCTGCGCGTGTGCCAGGTGCTGCTGCTGCTTCTTTATTGGTGAAGGGTCTCAAGCTCGCACCAGTTCTCGGCACCGGCATTGCGCTCTATGAGATGGCTCAGGAGGTTGGTTTTTCACTGTCAAAAACTGCTGATGGTGTGCAGGTTCAGAAAGCACCAACTGGCGCCTGCACCACTGCGCCGTGCTATGAATATCAAAACCAATACACCGGTGATGGCTTGTGGTATTCGACCCTTGATGCGGCTTGTAAGAGCTACTTGGGCCAGTCTCTTTACGGGTCTCCTACTACCTCTGCGATTGCGGCACCTCCAAACAGTTGCGTATTCTCTAACGGTTCGGACACTCGAACGTTCGGCCTTGCCACGCCCCGTGAGGTTGCGCCTGCTACTGGTGGTCAAGCGTCGACTCTTGATGCCCTTCGTGATGCTATTGCAGCCAAATCAGGTTGGCCTTCTGGCAGTTCTGTTTCTCAGGCCTTGGTTGACGCTCAGAATTTGACCGGGGAGAAGATTCAGACCCAAAACCCTATTTTGTCGGGGCCTGCCACTTCTACCGGTAAGTCCTCCACTACGGCAAATCCAGACGGGTCAACCACTACCAAAACGACCAACTACGGCCACACGTACAGTGGAAACACGTACACAACCAACGTTGTCAACGTCACCTCTAATTACTCGCCCACTACTAATACCACGACCACCACCACAGAAACCACGACCCCAGATCCTGCCCAATCAGATTGCGAGAAAAATCCGAATGCTCTCGGTTGCCAAACCCTCAATGATGTGCCTGATGATCAGGTCCCCAAGAAAACTGAAACCCTGACTTATGAGGTTGAGGATTTGGGTTTTGGAGCTGGTCAATGTCCGGCCTCTCAGACCGTTACCACGCACATTGGTTCGGTGACTTTGAATATGTCCCCTTACTGTGATGCTCTTGTCACTTACTGCAAACCGGTCTTGATTCTTTTGGCGCTCTTGACTGCGTTTTTCATCGTAGCGCCTGTAAAAACGGATGCTTAAAAATGGGACTCGGAAAATGGATTGCTTTGATGATGGAACCACTGGTTGCCAAAGTGCTGATGGCTCTGGGGTTTTCGGTGGTCTCCGTGGTTGGCCTGAATACCGTTTTGGATCAGTTGAAGGCGCTTTTTGTTTCTCAGATGATGACGGTTTCAGCTGCGGGTCTC